CTGTGACAGTGAAATCTCTGTCGGTCATTAAATCAATACATGCAGATGCTAGCTCCTCAGCATCCGGAGTACCGCCATACAGCTCCTCTAGTAATATTTTGTAGAGGACTGTGGGGATACTATCAGTTGCGGAAGAGATATCAAGAGAAGACCATGTGTTCCCAGACCAAGCCTTACTTGCATGGTCCTTTAGCCATGCCATAAGCTTGGACTGACTGTGTGTACCGTCTTGTGGGAGGGTCTTAAGGACCTTGTAGATATCATCATGCAAGGGCTTAAGAACACGCTGCGTAAACAGATCCATAATGGCAATCGGCCGGAGCTTTCCGGCAGGTTCACCTAGGATATGCACCCGAGAGTGAAGAACCGGTCTTGGCTCTTCCTTAGGGCACGTAGCCTCCACACGACGTTCCTCCAGATACTCAAGCATCGGCCGCCCAATATCAAAAATATCTTGGGCGGAAAGATTCATCCAGAAAACATTAGCCACCCTACAGATATTGTAGAGTACTGATGTCCCTGAATCCGATGTAAGAGAACCGGACCCTGGCTTCTGACCTTTCTCCTCGCACGTTTCGTTTTTGTCCCAATCCAGTGTAAGGGCCGCAGCGTCCTCCGCTATCTTGTTGATAGCAGGGGCACCATTCGGACCTGCACTGACTGGGGCAAATACAACCCCGGAGGACTTCTCCTCTGGGATCTCCCTAACTCCACCAAGAAACTTCGGCACAAACACAAGCCGGAGAAATCTACGGTAGGAGTAAAGGAGAACCGTCTCTATTGCAGTCGGAACGAAAGCCGGTTGCTGTATAGACTTAAGAGCGTTCAGTATCTTATGAGGCATTTCAATAACCTTGTACAGATAACAGACACTCAACCAGAAACGAATTGCGCGGTGTGAACCCATCCGGATGGCATTTCTGCCACCGAGAGGGACCCACCGAGGAAGGCCATTAGTTAGGGCCACAGGATGTCCAAAAGTATGAGCGTGGCCGGGGGATCCGGCAAGATAACGCTGGATGAGAAGCATTGAATTCTTCAATCTGAGCACCAGACCAGTTGTACCTTGTACCTTAAGTACATGTTGCAGGTGAGGAAGTGTTTGGATTATATCTTTGAACCAAGTCTGAGTAGTTAACGGTAATCCGGCCCAGTGCCCTAAGGCCATGGACCAGCGTTTAACCAATCCACTAAGGTACAAAGGTAACTTAGCGGAGTTGAACATCTTGGACCCCTTAGAGAGGAATGCTCTATAAGACCTACTCATACGACTAAGCATCCCACGCCAGAAGATGGCGTGCCCAACGGTTTTCACCGGGGGGGAATTTTCAGGTTTCGGAGCTTCTATCACCTCATCCTTGGGGCAAGAGTCATATGGAGACGCCAATACTATTAAAGTACTATCAGTTGATAGGGCTATCCCGACCAGCTTCGAGTATTCCTTTTTCGTAAGATAGAGGATTGAGAGGGGTGTCTCAGGATCCACAACAGCGTATTGACCAGCCTGGACCAACGTCCAGTCGACCCTCCATATTAGAGGATGTCGGAGATTTGGCACTCCTAGTGCCGAGCTTGTTTGGAACGTACGTGAAGTGTGGATACCGGAGAAACCGGCTACCTGCCAAATCACACAAGCAGGGAACAAGTGAGAATCAGTAATAAGATGTAAGCGTATGTTTAATATGTTGTGTATTTTCATAATGTATTAAATGTAGGTTTTACAGATTATTCAGTCTGTAGGCTGAGACCATGGTCTCATCTGCGGATAAAGAAAGGATCCACAGGTACAAGAACTATCGTCTTCCCATTACTGGGGGGAATAGTTCGACTGTGCAATCAGACTTGGAGCGATTTCAGACACCGTAAATCGGGGCTTTCCCTGTAGGTGTCATCCTTCCACTCCTAGAGAGTACCCGCCCGACCAATGTGGTCATATGGCTAGGGCTCATGGCCATTACGGGGGCTTGGTTTACCAAGCCACCTATGGAACATGGTGTACTAGTAGTATTACCAGTCGGTCGTCTCTGCACAATTCCCTATTTTGGGGGCAAGCCGGGGAAAAGGCTTGTACCAATGCTAGTCGGAAAATTTCGCGACAGATCACTGATCTGGAACACCTCTCCAGG